GTGTTAGCAAGTAATAATCACAATGATGTCATTGACTCATTCAAAGAATTTCAGGTTGCCGGGGGTAGAGCGCGTGGCACGATCAGCCTTAGAGCTTCACACGTCCGGCGCTGTCTTGAATTTTCGAATAAGCCTATAACCTCGATTGAGCCTAGCGACCTCGTGGCCTGGCTAGCTTCCCTTGACGTAGGGCCATCTGCTAAGCGGTCGGCACGCGCTTCGTTAAGGGCGTTCTTTTCATGGTGCGTAGATGATGGCCTGTTAGAGACTAATCCTGCTGCTAAACTTCCGGCGGTTGCTATACCTCGTGTCACACCGCGCCCAATGCCAGACGCACTAATTGCAGATGCACTACAAGCCGCGCCCAATGACGTAAGGCTTGCAATCGAGATCATGGCAGTGTGTGGACTTCGACGCGCTGAATGCGCGTGCGTGCATGCGCGTGATGTCGAGCCGGCAGGCAAGGGGTGGATGCTAAGGGTAAAGGGCAAAGGTGGGCATGTCCGAACGGTGCCATGCCCAGCACGATTAGCGCGAAGAATTAGCAGCGCTGGCGCGTGGCTTTTTCCAGGCGACGACCACGGGCATATATCACCAGCATGGCTAGGCAAAAGAGTAACCCGCTACCTGCCAGAGGGCTGGACTCCGCATAAATTGCGGCATCGTTTTGCGAGTGTGGCGTATGCCGACGGTGGCCGTGATCTGCGAGCCGTACAGGCCGCGTTAGGGCATGCCAGTATTGCGACAACCCAGATTTATGTGAGTACGGATGATGATGCGGTCACGCGGTCTGTGCAAGCTGCTTGGAAAATCGCGATCTAGTGTGTCTAACGTCACGCAACACATGTCTACCATGGTTTGCATGTCTACCGTAGTTTGCACTAGTATTAATTACAGAAAGGAGGTGATGATAATGATTGATTTCATTGAGGCACTAGCAAAGTTAATAGCTTCAATCGCTAGCCTAATAGCTGCGGTAGTAGGATACCGTAACCTAGACAAGCGAAAGAAGTAAGTCACCAAAGACCCTAAGGGTCGGGGTGTCCGGGGTTGCAGCCCGGGCACCTTTTATCCTAGCAAAGGAATTTTCACCATGGAACGCTATATCTATCTCATGACGGCAATCTGCGCTAGCGCGGTACTAATCACAGGTGCCAGCGCGTGGGTGCTTATCCCACTGGTAGCCGTGGCAGGTGTTACTTACGGTCGTGCCCATGTCTAGCCCTATTGATCGCGTAGCTAGTGCCAAGTCTGCCTATGAACAGGCAGAAAGCGCACTAGCTAACGCGCGTGATGATTACTACCGGGCAATTGATGCCGCCGTTGATGCCGGGGTGTCCAAAATGGAACTGCATCGACAAACTGGCCTATCTAGAGCAATGCTGTACCGCATCATTAACCGGTCTGAACAATCTTCGTAGGTTATGCGTGGAACATTGCGGCCTAGTTGGCGCTGATATTTTGCAGCGCCCAGGCTAATTCTTGCGTAATCTTCCAGCCGTGGCGGCCGCTATATGAAATTTCTCCACTAATAGGTTTAGCTAGCGGCTGTTCCAAAAACCCAAGTTCTTTCAGTAGCTTAGCGTGGTCCGTCCAGCGTAGATCGGCGTAGGTGGAGTCATTGGGGATTAGCCAATGATCGGGGTCATCGATGTTGTTGCCGCGCGCGTGGAATTCCAGCCGTGGCGGTCGTGGAAGTAGCGCGTCTTGTTTAGCGTAATTTACAACTAGGTGGGGTTGTGAAAAGTCGAGACTGCCGACTAGCCGAGTATGCCAATTGAGTGTAGCTAGACTTTTTGATTGATAATTTCGGTCTACAACTAACGCGTTCTTTTGTAATTTCCACGCGCGGGAATACGTCTCGGTGGAGATGAGGCCAACACGATCAGGCGAATATTCTAGGAATTGATCGCCACTGGTCTTCGATGTGTCGATGATGGTTGTAACTCTTGCCATCTCATCGCTGTTCATAAATTTACTTGAATTTTTGTTCTTAGTATAGAGAACCGGCAATGACGTTCCAGTTAGCTTTCTCGATAGCGGGTCAAAATAATACGATTGATTTAAGGCGACGCGGAATATCTTGTCCAGGTAATCTTTCCAGGTAGAATCTCCAAAATCGCCTAAATAGACCGTACTGTTGTTAAAGCTAGTTTTTACTTCTGGTGAGAAAGTCATATTGGCAGAGGTTAAGCCTTGCCGCGAAAATTCGCGCGAGAAATCCGTGAATGCAGCAGCAACCCCACGCGATGAACCTTGCGGGTTGAACGTCTGGATAGACCCCACACGATTGATTGATAGCTCACGTAGCATATCAGCCGCCGTAAAATCCAGAATATACTTAGGGTCATTATTGGCATCTCGACTAATGTGGATTGTTGCGTCAATAACACGCCCGATAAATATTCGGTACTCTTGCCCGCCGGTTCCACGGTCCTTAACAGCGTGGAACTCGACTATTTCACCTATCGGCCCCTTGGGTATCAGATTTTTGACGTCGGACTTATTTGCGCTGTATACCCGAAATTTAGCGATAGACGGCGCGGGCTGATCGAACACTCCAGCGCGGCCCCACTGCAGGCTAATCGAATCGATAAGCGGGCTACGGTACCACTTCGATGAACTGACTTGACGATTACGGAACATTACACGCGGTTGATAAGTGCCCATTACAGTAGACCTTTCCCCCGGCGGTTATTTGCTTTTTCAATTGCGCGCGTAATTGTGCGGGCTAAGTGGTCTTCGTCTCCGATTACGCTGTCAGCAATATTCACATGAATAACCACAGGGTCTACAGTCTTAGCAACGGGCGTGATCCGTGGCCGAGGGGCGAAAGTCGCTGCCCGCGCGGCGGTTAGCTCTGGATCTGCGTGCGCGAATCGTAGAATATCGTCGAGATTAGGAGTCATGTACAGATCGGCCGGTGGTGCTGAAAAGTAGGCAGATGCATGCCCTCCCTCGAATCCTCCTGCACGCCCAAAACTCGTTACCCATTCATACGCGGATTGTATCCATGAGATGAAATCGCGGATTTTATCGATTGCGATCTGGAAGCCGTGGGCAATCCATTTACCGGGGCCGGTGGCAGATTCTGTGACATGGCTAAGCCAGGCTTGCACTCCGGCTAGGAAATTCTGTACAGTCTGCAGCCGGTTTTGGGCGATGGTGGCAAAATCGATCATTGCATCGCGGGGATTAGTGAAAGCCTTGGCTACGATTCCTAGCAGGGTCGTGGCTTCCTCGAGCGCCCACAAAAAGCCGGTTTTGAGAGCACCGGCTACGCGATCGACGCTTGCGCGAAAATCTTCGTTAGTGTTGTAGGCGTAGACAAACCACCCAACGAGAGCTGCTACTGCAGCGGCAACAGCTACATAAGGATTAGCCAGCATCGACAGGTTTAGCAGATCATTTGCTGTTTTCAGCGTCTGCACAACTGTGATTGTCGTTTTGAGACCTAGCAGCGCTCCAGTTAGTCCCAATACGGCCCCGGCGGCAAGCTGGAATAGCTCCGGATGCTCGCCAATTGCTTTTGCCATATCGCCTAGCACTCTCGCGGCTTCGGCAGCATACGGCAAAAGGGCTTCGCCTAGAGATGCTTTCGCGTTTTCCCACTCCGCTGCAGCCCTTTGCTGTGCGCCTGCAGCCGTGTCCGCTTCGCGTGAGAATTGGCCTAGCGACGAGCTGGTTTGCTCGGTCAGCAGTGCCAGAGTAGCTTGCGTCTCGGCAGCCGTCTTTGCCTCACCCTCCAAGCCTTTAAGCCCCATCTCTGCGAGCTTGGCTTCGATCGTGGCTTGCTTAATCGATACGCCGTAGCGCTCGATAGGATCGCGCTCTCCTCGCATAAGCGCGGATAGGGCAGAAACGGCATCGGCGGTTGTGCCGCCAAAAGTCGCTGCTAAGTCCGCACCCGTCTTGATGAGGTCATTGGTTTGGCCTACCAGCGCGCCTTGCTCAACTCCGATATTTTTCAGCTGTGCGCCCAATACCGACGCGAGTTCGTTGTACTGGTTCTTTGATAGCCCCACTGCTTGGGCTGCAGCATCAGAAAATTCTTTCACGCGGGCGGCTTGCCCCTTGAATACGGATTCGACGGCTCCGGTGGATTGCTGCAGATTGCTGGCAGCTTCCAGTGATTTTTTGCCCATCGCGATCACACCTGCAGACACGGCAGACATTGCCGCCGTTGCCTTGTTCAGGTGCTGTTCGTATTTTGCTAGTGAGCTGCCCGCGCTTTTTTGAAAATCGTCTGCCCCTTTTGCAGCTTGGTTAAATCCAGCTTTAGCTTTTGCCGCATCGGCGATGATGCGGACGCTGAGAATTGCTGACTTACTCACTGCGAGACTCCTCGAAGATGTCGAATAGGGTAGCGATCTCGAGATCACTCAGATCATAAAGATCGCGCGGGGCTACGTGCATGGCAACAGCCAATGTGAGGATATTCCTTAGAGCGCTGCCAGGTTTTGCGGGTTTACCGCATCATTCCCAGATGATTCCTTGTCGAGCTCGATGTCTTCGACAGTATCGAGCCAGGTGTTGAAAGTTCCGGCGGTCGTATCAGGAAACAGGCGCTTGCACGCTGCCCAGACGTGGACAGACACACCGGTAATTGGTGCATCTTGCAGGCTTGGCAGCCCCTGCTGGTGCGATGCCATTTCGCCACGAACCTTGTCGGCGTGGATGACAGTAATTTCACGCTTGGTTCCGTCGGTAAACGTTACGGTCGTTTTCATTGTTATATCCCTTTCGTCGAGTCTGCGATTTTGTCTAGCAAAGACTCGAATTTCTTGTAGTATTTGTCGACCCACTCGGGCTCGGTTCCCTTAGCCGCGTGGGTTAGGAAAAGTGAAGGATAAATCTTTCGCTCATACCAACCCCAGTGAATCGGGGCTGCATATGGCACCTTCTTTTTTCCTGCACGCGCGATAGCGGCGCGTTTCGTGCCAGATCCGCGAAGCGAGTCCCTTAACAGTCCAGGCACAGCACTTGTCATAGATGCCGGCGCTACTGGACAAAGCTCTTGAGCTCTAGAGACGACAGTTTCTGCAACATCTTTGTGAATGAACTTGAAATCTTCGGTAACTTCCACACCAGCGGTTTCAAAAGCGCTGCGAAGCTCGCGTATACCCTCGATGCGGATGCCTTGATAGTCATAGTCCCGGCTAGCCATGGGTTTAAGCCGTGCCACCCTTGAAGGTCGGCAGGCTAGGGCAATCGAAGGTAAATTCCGATGTAGCCCGGCTGCCAACTTCGCCGCCAATAGTGACCGGATCAATCACACACTTTCCGGTGACCGTTGCCCCGCCTGCCGTATTCGGCTTGTACTCAAAAGTGCCTTCCTTGCCTGCATTCGTGTAGCTCCATGCGACAAACCCGCTGGTTGTGAGGTCTTGAATTGCACTGACTGTCAGTTCAGCGGTGTAGGTCGAGGTTCCGCTAATGCTTTCACCTGAGAGGGTAGTCAGAGAATCACCGCGGTTGGGTTTCGGCGAAATTTCGCACTTAGTGACCTGCGTTGAAATATCCATCGCACTCGGCGCGGTAAATTTCAACGTTCCCGGGCCCACAATCGTCGATTTGATTGCCATGAGGTTAGTCCTTTCTACAGAGCTACTTCGTAATTGATGCGGATTGCTGGCAGAGTACCGCCAGTAGGTGGTGTGGCCTGGTGATTCGTGTCAACGCTTTTCACCCACACATTTGCAGCGTGTAAAGCTGGAATGACTTTATCTGCGAGTCCGCTTAGGTTTTTGATGTCTTGCAGGCCGCCAAGATCCTTGACTACACAGGTGATTGATCCCTCGGCGGTGTAGCTTCCAGAAAGAGCTACATCTGCAAGAATCTTCGTCACTGTGACGAAACAACCCGGGGCAGAAATATTGCGTACGTCAGCGGTTGCCGGGATCTCTGCACCCTTGAGTGCTGCAAGCACGTGATCGATAATTTCTTGAATCATTCCTACCCCGCTACCGGCTTTGCCCAGGTGCCTAGCTCGAGTAGCTGGGCGACTTCAGGGTCTTTGCGGCTGATATAGACCGGCCCCATCTCGGTGACAGTTTCCACGCCACTCGGAGACATCCGGCGACGATCAATCCGAGCAATCAGCATGATCGTGCCGATCCTCCAGTGCTCGGGCCATTTGCTGATCGGTTTACCCTTCCAGGATTCGACTAGCGAGACCACTGGATCAATCACGCTTGCCAGTGCTGGATCAGGATCACTCGAGCCTAGATAAGCCGTTATGTCGTCGATGGTGATTTGTGCTGCCATGGCTTAAGCCGCTACCTGATCGCCAGAGGAATCGCCTGCGGTAGCCGGTGCAATCGAGACCGATACCACGGCATCCGGATGCGTGGACAGTGCCGCCCAATATCCGAATACAGCCGAATCGATTCCGCCGTGGTCGAGTCGTTGAGCGTCGACACGAATCGGTGAGCCTGCCAGCTCGTACCATGACAGCGCCTGCTTGGGATACGCAATGAGCGTATTTTCTGGCACGTGCTCGGATGAGACAAACTTCTTTGGATCAACACCCAAAAGATCCAGATAGGCCGGATTATCCAGATTGGTGATCTTGAAAAGACCAAACATCGTCTTCGGGTTAACCAGATATGTATCTGGTTCTTGGTGTACGCGTAGTTCTACTTCCATTCGTGCGCGTGCTGCAGCGTGCAAAAGATCTGGCTCTGCTCCAGTGATCGCTTTGCCCTTTTTCGCTTCGGCTACTGCGAATTGCGCTGCTTTGATGTCGGTCTTGTACGCGTAATCATTCACGCGAGCCTGAAAGAAAGCCTGCAGGAAATCAGAGCGATTAAAATCGAAATACGCGCGATCGATATCGTGGCCTGCAGCCATGCGATTGGCTTTCATCTTGACTTCTTCGGTGGAAACGGTACCGGTAGGGATTTCGGCCTTATCACCTTCATAATCGCCAACCTCGGGCTTTTTCTTCCAGCGCCAGCCAACGGCTTCCAGGTCCGTCAAAGTCTTTTGGGTGAAAGTAGGCACGATTCGGCGGCTGTATTCCGTACCGTCCCACAGTTTGCCGAGCCAAGCCGGTGCGCTGATGGATGGATTAGCAGAGCGTTTAATATCTGCCAGTGCTGCAGTCATTTCCGGGGTCTCGGTGCCCATCCGCACATGTTTGATGGTGTCGATGGCTTGCGAGAAAGTCAGAGCTGGCTTTTCGTTGATCGCGTTGAGTCCTTGCGGTGCGCGTGCAGCGGTGGTCTTATCCATGGGGGTGTCTTCCTCTTCGTCGGTATCTGGTGTGGTCGGTGAATCCTCGTCGGATTCGGATTCGTCGTCCTCGTCGCTATCGTCAGCGTCGATGCACTGGCTTGCGGTGATCTGGCACTGCTTGGCAGAAAAAGCTAGTGCTTGCGCTCCTTCGGTGGGGGTGATCGGGGCGACGCGCGCGGCGGAAAAAGCCGGGATTGCTACTAGCGCAACTGCGGTGAGATGGGCTGAGGTTACGGTGTCGTTATCGCGTTCGACATCGACGAGTTCGACGCTGAATGCATCTCGAATGCCTTCGGTGACATCGGTGAGGGCTCGGTCTCCGTCTTCGGTTTTGCCGATAGCGAAAGACATGAAAAGGCCGTCTTCTTTTTCTTCAACCGATGTTGCATAACCCACGGGTGTGTATCCGGGTTGATTCGAGTGGTCTCGCAAGAGTTTGATTTCGCGAGGATTGTCCGGGTAGGTGATAGAACTCGCGTTGACTTTCAGTGATCCGCTCGAGGTCTTGCCGGGGGTATTCCACGGCAAGACCATTCCATTAATGTGGCGGTTCATTATGATGGTTTCCTTTCTGCTCCGGGGTTAGCCAGGGCAAGTGCTTTGCTAGCCAATCGTCGACTTGCTTTAGTGCCATCACGCGAGAGACAGCGGCGGTAACCGTGAGCACGCTTGCCACGATCGGAATGTTCGATATGCCAGCGGTGTCGGCGATGATGGGCAAAATGGGAAGTAGGGATATGGTTGCAATGAATACGTTGCGGAGAACTTCGCGCCATGGGTGGCTACGGCCTCCCTTCTTTTCCTCGCGGTTGTTCACGTGCCTGCTTTCTTATGCTTGCGAATACGATCGCGATAGTGATGAGCGTGGATAGAATTCCGATCGCGATCGATCCGACGATCAATGCGATGACTATTGCGGTGCTCATTTGTCGAGCTTTTCCAGAATTGCGTCGAGCTTGGACTCAATTGCTGGTAGTCGATTAGCCCACATGTCATAGGTGTGCTTATCCACATTCAGTAGGTAGCCAATGGGGCGATCTTGGTAGACCTTGTTTGCATCACGCTTGCCTGCTTTGACTTCCTCGAGGTCATAGCGTGACTTGTAATGTCCAGTCACGGTGTCGTGAATTTCGTTGATCTTGTGCTCACTCATGGGATTTCCCTTCGGTTGTGGCTGTGGTTGTGGCTTTGGTGGGGTAGATGTTCCGTATGCCCCTAGGTGGCCGTTATTAAGTTTTCGCGCTAGTGCGGCAACCCGTGGATTATTCGGAGGTAGCCCAATTTGGTAGTGCATCTCGTCAGGCTTGCCCCAGTTCCGGCCCCAAAAGACAACGCCCTCGAAGTCTTTAAGCAACGCGTTGACTTTTGCGATGGTTGCTGCTGGCATGCGGTAGGTACCCCAGGGATATTTCGGGGCATTGATGTCGATCGCTGTGCCAGACATGTGGTTGGAATTCCACACATCGTTATCTGGACTCCAGCCCCAGACCTGCGAGGTAATTGGTTCTACTCGGCGGTTGTAGAGGATCAGGAAAGCATTCAAGATCGTTGCCACGTCTCCGCGAAGTAGTGGGACTTTGCGCGCGGCTGGTACTACTTGGACTGAGACGGTGCGGTTAGCGTTGACCATGGGCCAGCCGTTTTCGGTTGGCACGCCCGGCCTTACGGGATATCTAGGCATTGTTGCTGTCCTTCATCATTGGTTCTGGGTCGGTATTTGGTTCGAGCGCCTTGGAATCGAACAGGCTCGTAAGATCGCTGAACGTTGAATCGAGATCGAAGCGAAGCGTGATCCCAGCATCGGTTACGTCGTCTTGGCTTAGCCGGGCTGCCACGGCTGCCATGAATGGTGCGAGCCCGAAGGTCACCAGTTCTGCCATTCTGGCGGCAGTGTTTTGGTAGGACAGGCTCGAGCCCGAAAGCGTGGCATCGAGCATCGTTGCCGGTAGACCGGATAAGCGTGCAAGATCGACTGCGATAGCGTTGCGCCCCTCGATAAGCAGGTGCTCCGAGGTTGCGCCGTGTTCTTTGACCTCAATTCCGGATGAGGTGAAAGCCACACCGCCGTTTTCGCCCCGTCGGGCTTTCATCCACCCTGCGATGAGTTTTTCACGTTCTTCGTCGGTAATCGGTGCCTCGTTCGTTTGGTGCAGTTCAACTTGAGCACTGGGATTTTCTGCAGCCCGTGCTGCAGCGCGGTGAAGCCTAATTGCTTGGTCTAGGGTCGATGCGCCGTCGGTGAGAATGCCGTCAGCGATTCCAGGAATCAGGATGATCTCGGATTCTGCGACGCGCTGATCGTCGATGACAACGTATCCATCTCGGTCTACCTGCCAGCGCTGGTAAGGCACGCGGTCGACGCTGATTATTTCCTCGCGGGTATTGCGCTTCGCGCTCCATAGCGACCACCCATAGAAGAAAAGGTCGTCGATCGTCCAGAGCATTCGGTGAAAGGGGCTTATCGTTCCGGAAGTCGAGGTAATGAAATCCGGGGTATTGCCCTTGTCGTTGCCCTCGTCGTCGATGCTGACTAGCGGCAGGCGCGCGATGGTGGTGGCAATCAGACCGCGAGCGCGGGCTAATGCTGGCACGGCCATTGCTTGCGAGCGCTCGATTCGCTTCGGTAGACCTAGATCATTTCTAAAGGCGTTTGGCACGTCGATATGCGCGAGGTGGGTGCCGGTGGAATACGGCGAAGCGATCTGCAGCGGTGCGCTGAAGATATCGAGAATGCGCGACGTGAAAGACATGCTTGCAGTATCACGCGGTTGATGTCGGTATCACGATTTTTGGATTTCGTGCCACCATTTTGCGTGTAAAGCAGAGCTAACCGCGTGCGGATCGGCATGGACACGTTTGGCATGAATTGCCAGCTCTTTCCACGCGGTTGCCGGTGATCCAGCCAGCGTGCGCCAGCCACACGCATCGCAGATCGCCAGCGTTGAGCTTAAAGAGTCGTCGATTCGCAGATAGGTGGTCATAGCGGGTGCTTTCTAGTAGATGGCGGGTGCTACAGGTGGTGAGGGCCGGTGAGTGATGGCGTAAAGCCCAAGTGTTGCGGCTTCTAGCGCTGCGATCGATCCTGCAGAGGTTTTCCGATCCCAGGCCCAGGCATCACCCATGTGCCTACGCCCAGCGATTTCGGCGGCGAAGTCGAGGGCTTCATGTGGCCTAATCCGGATATCAGGCGCGGCTACTCCGTCAGCGGTGACTCTCGTTAATCTGTCCATGAAATCGGCGCATGAGCGGCTGAGATCGCGGGCTCCGAATTTTTGCGGCTGGCAGTCAAGGCGGCACAGTTGATCGTAGAGAGTTCCGGACGGGCCGATATTGTCGACAATCGGTGCCGGGGCGTTGTGCTTTGCGACCAGGTCTGCCAGGCGCTGTGCTGTCCAGCCGGTGCCAGGTCGGCGATCGACAACCTCAAGTGTGGGAATATCGTCGATCAGTGCTGCAGCGACGATGACGGATTCGGTGCGGTCGTAATCGACTGCAGCAGCAAAGCAGACTTCAGAATCGCTCGGAATCGGGTCGAGATACTGGGCAGATTCCCAGGACTCGAGCGGAATCAGTCGCTCGCGTGCGCCAGTAGCGCGGTTGCCGTATGCGCGTGCGAACTCCGACGGTGCGAGTTGATCTGCTGCAGCTTTCAGTGCTGCCATGTCCACGGTGTGCCCATAGGCCGGGTGGCAGCTTGCTACTAGCTCGAGGTCGGTGGGATCGTCGTCCGGGCCGATACCCCATTCAATGAGAGCCGTCGAGGAATTCGGTTGCTTTGCCTTCGCGATTTCACCATGAAACCAGGTTGATCTTGACGTTCCCATGGTTGAGACGATGATGGTTTGTGCCATAGGCCGGGTTGATTGGGTTGGAATGATCGCCTGCATGAGTGCGTGCGCTTCCTGTTCGTCGAATACCCAGGCTTCGTCGATGAAATTTAGGTCGGATTGTGCCGAGTGCAGAGATTCTTCGCTTGGTGGGTGCGGGCTAAAGCTTGCTTGCAGGCGCGGAATCTGTAGAGCTTGCGAGCCCTGCGATTTACGCACCTTGAACAGCGAAGACAGCGGAAACTTGCCGATTTCGATCGGCTGGACAAGCTCGAGCCACTTACGCGATGCAGTGAGCCCGTTTTGCGCGGTATACCAGACCTTTGCTTCATTGACGATCAGCATTCGGTGAATGCAAGCCGCTAGCACCAGGGTGGTCTTTCCGGATTGTCTAGGAACAGACAGAATCACGCGAGGATATTTGAACCGCCCCGTTGCGGGGTTAATTTCTCCGATGATGTCAGCGCAATAACGCTGCCAGGGCATAGGCGGAGTTCCCAGCCACTCCATGATCTGGCAGATGGCAGGCCCGTAGGTGGGGCCATTAGGTCTAGGAACCGTGTACCGGGGCGACGGTAGGTGTTGCGAGTTGTTTAAGTGCTGCGTTGAGCTGGTCATTTGCTTCACTTTCGCGGTTAGCAGGTGTCATTCGGAGGGCTTCGAGTACCTCGCGGTACGGGCCAGTTAGTTGTGCGATCGCGTAGTAGGGCTTTTCTGCTTTTTCTGCAGAATCGAGAGCCAAGGCATTAGCTCGAGCGATGGAAAGCAGGCCGCGATCGACGGTCTCGACTATTCCGGCTTCGGTGGCGGCTTCGATGGCTTCTTCAAGCATTTGCGAGTGCCGTCCGGCGTGATTACGCTCTATCTCAAACAGTGCGTGTGACATGCTGATTTTCCTTTCAAGTTCGAGGGGGGTAGGGGGTGGGGGACACCCCGGGCTATGTTCACCGGGGAGAAAAGAAAGCGGCTGGCGCGGGGCTACCGGAAGAGCCGATTTTAAAAAAATTCAGTGAGGTTGCTCACCAATCCCGCGACGGCGAAGCTCGCGCGCGACGAATCGGGAATCGTGAGCGCCATTGCTCGATCGACATGTTTCCTCGTGCGTAATTGCACGATGTATGAGCTGGTCTGAGGTTGTCTAGGCTGTCGTCGCCGCCTTTGCTGCGAGGTATGACGTGATCGGCGCTGGTTGCTCCAGGCTTTCCGCATAGATGACAACGATCGCCGTATGTTTCGATGACAAGCAGCCTTAGGCGCGTGGAGCGGCGCCCGCCCCATGCCGGGGTGCTCATGCCCCACCCCCTATCTCACGGGGCCCCTTCGGCGCGCTGGCAGGGGTAGGCGGGTCTGTTATCCGTAGGGCAGGGTTCAGTGATTCGATGACGCTACGGGCTTCGTAGCCGTCGCTGATTAGCTGCAGTGCCTGCCTTTGCCATTTGCGAAGAGCGGTCGAGCCTAGCGAGATACCAGCACGGATTACCCCGTATGGCTTTTCCTTCAGTGCCATCTCTGCACAGAGCTGGACTATAGGGCAGCCCTCGCACTTAGTAAGCGCATCGATACTGCGATCAGTCAGTGAGGGCCTGCCGTTAGCCGTGGTGCTGGCATGGGCAACTGTGCAGTCAGCGTCATAGTCTCGAGGATTCACACCTGGGTGCGAGCACTTACCTAGTTCATATTCTCTAGGTAGAGGACTAGATAATAGATTCGATGCCATGGTGGAAATCCTTACGGTGTGCAGTGGGTTGTGTAGGTAGCTATTGATAGGTGTGGATTATTAACCGCCAGGCTGACCCCCCAATGGATTTTTCCCAATTTTTCCGCTTTCCGATGTCAGCCCACGACTACTAGCCGGTCGGCGATTCTTTGCCAACCGGCTCTCGTGCTGCGCCATGGCCGGGCTAGCTAGGCACCGGTGTGGCAAGCTCTCTGCACGAATGAGAACTATTTACTTGCAGCGAAAGCGCATACGTGCGTGCGGTTTGTCTTGGTGGTTGGTGTCCAGTAACTCGCACCATAAAGCTGGACGGTGTTCAGGTTCTTTGTTTTGATCGCGGTTATTTTGCGATCTAGATCCGTAGACCTATGACGTCGCCCTAGGAACTCCCTACTAGGGCGACCACATAGACCCACGGGTCTTAGTCGGTTTTGGACTTGCGGTTATTTGCGATTGCTTGCGCGGCCTCGAAGGCATCGTCTAGGTCTTCGTCCAGCTGTCCTTGTTGGGCAAGCATCTCGTTGATTGCCAGGGCTGATCTCACTGCGGATTCCCATAGCTCGGCGATGCGATTGGTTGCGAGCTTGGTGGCTGCCGCGTAGCCGTCTTTGTAGCTTTCAGGCCGATTCGATTCTTGAATCTTTGAATCAATCGCGTTCAAGTGCTCGATGTATATATCTACGTTGGAACCGGCTAGCCGGGGTGTTACAGGATTCATTGATCTTTCCGTTCTGCTAGCAGCGTTAGGTAGCGCTTGTTCAGTTTTTGATGCTTAGGCGATGCGATCGGCCGGTTGAATACTTCGCGAAGATGACTGATAACGGCTTCGCGCTGGGATTCATCTAGATGCCCATAGAGCACGTCGCATACGGCGATAATTCCGCTGGAATCATGGAATGAGTAGGCGGCCTGGACGATCTCACGAATCCGAATCCACGGCACCGCGCTAGCGAATTTTGTGCGCGTCATTGGGCCACCGCCTCGGATTCTGCGAGCTTTTCAATATCGGCGCGATTGAAAAGACGAATACCGCGCGGTCCAATTTCTCCAGCTGGCTTTAGCTTGCCGTCGTTGACTCGCTTATTTACGGACGCGCGAGAGATGCCCAGCAAAAGGGCAGTTTCACTAGTACCTATCAGGTTAGCTGTCATACGACAGAGGTTAGCCCTACGACGGCTAGCACGCAACCGACATGTGGCATATGACAGACAAAGGGGGTAAATTTGCAGGCCATTAGGCTAAATGCCTATGGTTGTCATATGACTACTTCTATAGGAACCACAGGCATCGTTCCTGTGATTGATGTGCGCCATAGGATTGCTATTGCGCGTGACTATGCAGGCATTAAGCAAGCTGAATTAGCTGAACAGCTAGGAATGTCAAGGTCTACGCTGGCAAGCATTGAGCAGGGGGTGCGTAAGCCAAGGCGCGGTGAAATAATCGCTATTGCTTTCGCGACAGGCGTAGATCTGAATTGGCTTGAGACAGGCGAAACCCCCGGCGGCGGTGAGCCTACCGGGGGTGAAGATGTGCGCCATCAGGGAATCGAACCCCGAACCCACTGA